TAATACACTTGGCAATGGACAAATGAAAAGCTCAATATCTTTGGAATGGTAGGTGCAGTATGGGCTATGCAGTAGAATTAGCTGGTGAATTAAAAAAAAGAAATAACATACCGAAAATAGGCGTGCAAATGGGTGACGTACTTAGCGTAGCACCTTTAAAAATTGGTATTATGAATAATGAAACGATAATAGATGAAACGATATGTTATTTGTGCAGCAATGTAGTTGAGAATTACAAGAGAAAAGCGACAGAAGAAATAAAAGAATATATTGTAACAATGGCAACTACAGATACAAATGAGAATGGTAGCGTAACACCATTAGATGTAGATACCACAATGGCTGTAGAAACTAAGTCTGATTATGATACTGTAATAACCTTTAAGGATATTTTACACGTTGGAGATAAAGTGCTATTGGTACCAACAGAGGATGACCAAATATATTTTATAGTTGATAGGGTGGTGATTTAATGGCTAATAGTGTATTGCCTTTGATTAACATTGAGGAAACTGTAACAATAGAAAGTTACGATACTGTAGTTGCAGAAGCTGTAACAAACGTAGCAAGAAAAAAAAGTTTTAATTTCGATTTTACGGCTGGTGATTTTGTAATAAAAGATGGCAAAGTCGAAGTAATAGAGGGCATTGAAGCTTTGAAAATATGGATATTAAAATTAATAAAAACTGAAAAATTTAAATTTAAAATTTATGAAACAGGTTTAGTTGATGAATATGGAATAACACTATTGGACTTGATCCACGGTGATTATCCATATTTTTTTATTAAGTCTGAAATACAAAGAGAACTTACGGAAGGAATTTTAAAAAATACCGAGGTATTAACTGTAACTGATTTTGTCTTTATAAGAGAAAAGAGAACTTTATCTGTAACATTTAACATTAAAACTATTTATGGTACAACAGAAATAGGGGTGAATTTATAATGTCAGACGCCAAAGAAGTTATACAGGATAGATTACTAGCAAGTATAGATGATACATACGATAAAACAGTAGGGTCATTTATATATGATGTAGAAACACCATTATCTATAGAATTGGAAATGGCTTATGCAGATCAAGATGCAATACTCGATAAAGGATTTGCAGATACTAGTACTGGTGTGTATTTGGAGAAAATAGTGTCAGCATATGGTATTGCTAGAAAATCAGCAACGTATGCAACTACAATAGTAACTATTACTGGCACGACAGGTTCGTTAATTAAATTGGGGGATAAAGTAGCAAGTGATAATGTAAACTTTGTATTTGCAGAAAATAAAGCAATAGATCATACGGGTACAACAACAGTTGATGTTATATGTGATACTCCAGGAACAATTGGAAATATAACTGTTGGAGCTATTAAATATTTTCCAGTTACTTTGGCGGGATTAGTCAACGTAACAAATTTAATAGAAGTAACAAATGGATATGAAGAAGAAACAGATGAAGAATTAAGACAAAGGTATTGGAATAAAGTTAGAAAGCCAGCTACAAGCGGTAATTCTGCACAGTATAAAGTTTGGGCAAAAGAAATTTCAGGTGTTGGTGATGCAAAAGTTACACCATTATGGGCCGGAAATGGGACTGTAAAAATAGAAATAATAGATAACAATAAAAGGGCAGCAGATGCAACTTTAATTGATGCGGTGAGCGATTATATCGAAGATAATAGACCGATAGGCGCAACAATAACCGTGGTAAGTGCTATTGAAAAAGTTATAAATGTATCTGTACTATTATCTATAGATACTAACAATTATGTGATTGAAGCAGTAACAACAGCTATAGAAAATATTTTAATAAAGTATTTTAAAGATATAGCTTTTTTAACTACTTATGTTAGTTATGCAAAAGTTGGAAGTTTGTTGTTTGATATCCCAGGGGTGATTGATTACAATAATTTATTAATTAATGGTGTTGCTACAAATATTAATGTAAATAATGAAGAAATTGCAGTTTTAGGGGTGTTAACTAATGGATAACAAAACCCTATTGGGTTATATGCCTAGCTATTACAAAAATTCAAAAATTGTAGAAGCTTTAAACAATACTAATGCTAATGAATTGAATAATTATAAAACTGCAATAGATAATACATTAAATCAATTTTTCACAGCAACTACTGATTTTATGTTAGAAAGATGGGAAGAAGAATTTGGGATACTTACAAATAAAAATTCTACTTTAACTCAGCGAAGAAATAAGATTTTGGCGAAAATAAGAGGTAGAGGTACAAGCACAAAGGCCACTATAGAAAGTATTGCACAGAGTTATGTAGAGGTAGTGAAAGTAATTGAAAATAACGCCGATTACTCATTTTTGCTAGACTTAACAAGCAACGATGGATTTCCTTATATTTTGTCTGATCTATATGAAAGTATTGAGGAAATGAAACCAGCACACTTAGAAGCAAAATATAGAATGACCTCTGCAACAAATGATAGTTTGAATATTAGCATGTTCTCATGTTTTGGTGAAGAGGTGCAAGTATTCCCGTATCAAATAAGAGAAATTTCAACGACAGGTAAAATCAATATAGCATTAGCACAGACACAAGGCGCAGAAATAATTACAATCAACCCAAAGGGGGTAATATAAGTGGCAGAACAATTTTACACTATTTTAACAGACGTAGGTAAGGCTAAAATAGCTAATAGTCTACCAACAGGTACAAAGATAAATCTTACTAAAATGAAGGTAGGAGACAGCAATGGAGCTTATTATGACCCTATTGAATCGCAAACAGATATTGAAAACATGGTATATGAGTGCAATATAACGAGCATAAATGTAGACGAAACCAACCCTAATTGGGTAGTGATATCCGCAGCAATTCCAAGCACAGTTGGCGGCTTTATGATTAGAGAAGTCGGTATTTTTGATGATGTTGATAATTTAATTGCTATTGGTAAATATCCAGAAACGTACAAACCGCAAACATCAGATGGAAGCACAAAAGAGCTATACATAAAGATGACTTTAGAGGTGTCTAATGCAACAAGTGTTGAACTTAAAATTGATCCAACGGTTATATTGGCCACTAAAAAAGATATTGTAAATGTGCAAGCAGAAGTGAACGAAATAAAAATTTTGAACAGTAATTTGACAACAGATGTTGCAACAAAAGCTACTCAAACAGACTTAGCAAATACAAACAATACTGTTGCTATTAAAGCAGATAAAACATACGTAGACACATTAACTACCAGCATAGCGAGTGGTAGCCCAAAGGGTGTATATAATACAGTATTGGATTTGACAACCGCTTTTCCAACAGGGAATTTAAATATTTACACAGTTACAGAAGATGGATCATGGAGATATTGGAATGGAACTATATGGGAATTTGGCGGAACTTATCAAAGTACAGGAATTGCAAATTCATCTGTGCAAATTGAAAAATTGTCAGACGAATTAAATCCATTAATAAAATTAATATCTTTGAATCAAATTGCGTGGGAACTAGGTGCAATATATAGTGTAAATGGCACAAATATAGCATCTACCACACGGATAAGAAGTATTACAAAAATTAAATTAAAAGCTGGAACTGTTATAAAATTGAAAAATTTTGTAGATTATAAATTCGGTGTTACTTTGTACAATCTGTATACACAAGCATTTATATCTCAAACAGCATATCTTACACAATCATACACTATTGCTGAGGATTGTTATGTGCGTATAGTTATTGCTAAAATTAATGATAGTGATTTAACTGGAGTCGTTGAAAATACTGCTGACAACTTAATTTTTATATCAAATGAACTAATTGACAATATAATATTATCTTCTGAAAAAGTCAAATTTGTGGGAGAATATGATTGGGAACTCGGCTCGGTTTTAAGTAGCGGAGGATTGACATCTTCGACTACAAGAATTAGAATAAATACTAAAATAAAAGTCAATCAAGGTGATTTAATACGATTGAATGATGCAATTAATTACAAATTCAGTATAACAAGATATGGTTTAGCGGATAAAATATTTATAGAACAATTGTCATATCGAACTACGGATTATATTATAACTGAAGATTGTTATATTATATTAGTAGTCGCAAAAACAGATAATAGTGATTTAACTGGAGTGGTTGAAGATACGTCAAAAAAAATATCTGTTAGTAACAATGGAAATGAATTTGTTACAACCTCAAAAATAGTAAATGGCTCGGTGACAAACGATAAACTATCAAAAGATTTAAAATTTGATTTAAATAATGCAAGAACTAAAAAATATATGCATATATCGTTTGATGATACAATATCACTATTTAGTGACTTAACCACTAATTCTGCCAAATATACAAGTATGTTTAATAATGCTACTCTAGCTTATTTTAAATATTTGCACGACACTTACGGGGTTGTAATAAGTTGTTATTGTTACACTACAAATGACATTTTTAATTTAGCAGATTGCACAACAAAATTCCAAGCCGAGTTCCAAGCTAATAAAGATTGGCTAAAATTTGGACATCATTATTATGATGCAAACAATAATTACGAGAATGGAACATCCGTAATCGCAACTCAATACTATAATGAGTTTGTTAACGCTATAATGAATATTACAGGGGATTATGAGTGTATTGATAGAACACCAAGATTGCACAATTTCGCAGGTAATCTTGAAAGTCTTGTTGCAATGAGAGATTGTCCTTGTGGTATTTTAGGTGTCTTAGGAGCAGACGACGATAGGCAAAATTATTACTTAACAACCACACAGGGTATCTATACATTAAACCACGAAAAATATATTGATATGGATAATCAGCTAACCATATTTACAACAGATTTGCGTATGGAATTAATAACTGATATAGATACAAAACTTTTAGAATTAAAAAATGCGAGTTGGGCAAATAAAACAAATGACTTAATAATTTTCACACATGAATGGAAACTTTCGGATGGTACGATAAAAACGAAATTAGAAAAATGTTGTCAATACGGTGTTGACAATAAATACGGATTTGATTTTCCTATGAATAGAATCTAAATATTAATTTTGTCCAGTAACTCAAACAGACTTTGAACTCTTTAATCAGGGTACAAGGCCTGTTTTTTATTATAAAAAAATAAAAAAAGAAAAGAGGGTTTATATGTTTAAAAATATACCAATAAGTGCAATGACAAGTATTGTAGCAACAGGAATTATTAGTGTTTTTGGGGGGTGGGATTCTGATTTACAGGCAATAGTTGCAATGATTGTATTGGATTATACTACAGGAATCATTGCTGCTACAATAAATGCAGAACTGAGCAGTAAAATAGGGTTCAAAGGGATACTCAAAAAAGTTTTATATCTAATAGTAATAGCGGTTGCAGTTGTGTTAGATAACTTAATTGGTGCCGGTGGGTGGATTAGAAGCGCTACCATTTACTTTTTTGTAGCCAACGAAGGTATATCAATACTTGAAAACGCAGGGAAAAGTGGCTTGAGATATCCTAAATTTTTATTTGAAAAATTACAGCAGATACAAGACAAATATATGAATGGAGGTAACGACAATGAGTAAAGTTTTCATAGCTGTAGGGCATGGCGGCGCAGATCCAGGGGCGGTTGCCAACGGACTAAGAGAATCAGATATGAACCTAGTTATGGCCTTATCTTTAAAGAGTGAACTTGATAGGCATGGAGTGACAACAGGTATATCCAGGACAAAAGATGAAAACGACCCATTATCGGAAGAGATCAAAAAGGCCAATGCGTTTGGTCCTGATCTAGCCGTTGCCTGCCATAACAATGCCGGAGGCGGTGATGGATTCGAAGTATTATATCAAACTAATGAGTTTACAAAAAAATCGTACGAACTTGCAAGATCAATCGAAAAAGAAGTCTTAAAAATAGGACAGAACACAAGAGGCTGCAAGATAAAACAAAATTCTAACGGACAAGATTATTTCGGATTTTTAAGAGAAGTAAGATGCCCATCCGTTATCTGCGAGGGTGTATTTTTAGATTCTTCCGACAGGCTTATTGCAGACACAGAAGCAGAGCAGCAAGCCTTTGGGATAGCATATGCTAAAGGTATTTTAAAAACATTGGGGATAGAGTATATTGAGGAGGTGGTAGGAGTGCCAGAGGTGCCAGCTTGGGGCAATAAATTAGAAATAAGTAGATATAACACAATAGCAGAGGTTCCAATTTGGGGCAAAGAAGCAATCCAAGTGCTAGTAGATAAAAAGTACATAGCAGATGGCAATAACTTAAAATTAACAGAAGATATGGTCCGCTTGCTTGTTATAAATTATAGGGCAGGAGCGTACAAATAGTAGAGAGGGTAGCCGATTAATTTTGGTTACCCTCTTTTTTTATTTAATTATTCGCCCCATTCTATTAATCTCCAACCCTTCCATTGATAGCTTTTAGACTTTCTTTTTCCCTGCATAGAATATTTGATTTTTGTTATACCATCCCATGCTTGAGCAACCGTCCCATCCAACATATCTTCATGATTTTCTAACCATAATTTTAAATTTCTACATTCGTATGTTTCGCCAGAAGGTGATTGTATCTTCCATGATCTAGCATTTGAGTTAGTTTCAAAATGACCAGTTAGAGGATGATCTTTAGCAACTTCGTGAGCTCTTTCAAGCGTTCCATCATATATTCCGTTTTGGTGTAATATTTTACGATTCATTTTTGAACATTCAGGGCTACAAGTAACCGTGTCGTTACATTGAGGATCATTAAACTCTTTACCACATACAATACATTTTTTCTTTTGTGTTTTATAGACTGCATAACAATCCATAGAACACGTATATTTATTTCGGGTTTTATATTCTTTTCCACAGACACTGCAGTGCTTAATCATTTTTTAATTCCACCTTAGTTATTTTCTCGACACCCTCAGGACTTAGCAAAGTAGGCATCCTTTGCCCTAACTTCTTGTAATCCACCCCATCAATCAAATTACGAATTTTTATTCGGCTTTGCAACGTTGGGAAGGGTATGTCATATTCTTCAGCTACTTCTTGTAGTGTTTTTATGTCAGATAATTTCATAGAATCCTCCTTAAGACTGAAGAGGGTTTAAGGATAACCCACAACCTATTATTTTATCTAATTTCATAAACTGTTTCATATTCTTCAAAATCTCCTTCACTATCAGCGGGTCCTACACCAACATTTCCAAATTCAATTCTAAAAACTATTTCTTCATCATTTTCATCTACCCAATCAAATTCACGTGTACCAAGTCCTACACATTCATTGAACCATATTTCGAATTGTTGAAACCCTTTTTCTAAATTAAACTCTCTCGCACCCATTTCAATTAATTTTTTTAATAATTCTTCTCTGTTCATATTCAAAACCTCCTATAGTTTAAAGGCGGTTTTGGTTTACCGCCAACCTATTGAATTATATTTCTTCTGTGTAATTAACGTTTAATATATCGTTTTCCTCTAAACTCCAAAAGTAGTGATCTCCAAGTTCTAGCGTTTCTAATTGCTTTACTTCTTCTTCTTTTAAACCAAGCGTTATGCTTACAGTTTCAGTACCCATTATTCCGAACAATTGCGCTTTATCTTCAACTAGTTTAATTATTCTATTTTTTAAATGATCTACCTCTAGTTCGTCTGTTGCGAAAAAATTATCTTCATTCATATTTAAAACCTCCGATGTTTTGTTATGCGGTTTAAGGTTTACCGCCAACCGTTTGTTTTATGCTCTTTTGGTTCTTTGGATAAAAGCGTTAGCAGCGTTACTATGTTCAATCCACCAAGTTGCAGATGTACGAGTTGTGTCATTTTTTAATTCATCAAGTGCTTTTTCTAGTTTAGCAACTAATTCTGGAAATGAACCAGTTCCTCTTTCTTCTCTGCCTTTAAGTTCTTCAATTTCTCTTTCAAAGTTTTTAACATTTCTTTCTCTTATTTCATTTGCCCATGCAACTTGTTTTTCAGAACCTATCAATTCTACCATTTTAACAGCTCCTTTTTTAATTTCTTTCCAAGCCATTTTCAAGCAGATCGAGAATATGTTTAATTTATTTTGTTTCTTTATTTCCCAAGCTTTTTTCATTATAAGTGATAAATTAAATTTTTTCATATTCATCAATCTCCTTTAGCTTTAAGTAGGTTATTTCCTAACCTCTGAATATATTATATCATTAACGTTAATGATAGTCAATAGATATTTCAAATATATTTACAAAAAAAATAGAGTAGCCGCAGCTACTCCCAATACTCTATTTCCATACAACATATAATTTCCCCAAGATCATCAACCCCGGCACAGTTTACACACCTGGCGCAATTGTTGCTATCTTTATGCTCGTAATCGTTGCAATTATTTATAGTATCATCCATCAAATCACCCCTAAATATAATAATATTATTATAACCAAGGCCATCAATTTTAAAACAAAGTTACCGGACGAAAATAAACATTTAAAAGACGTTTTTACATAGGCAAAAAGGGGGAATGTCTGTCTATTTTTTTGAGTTTATTTATTATAAAAATAATAAGAATAATTGCATGGTTATAAAAATAAAGATTTGTGATTATATCAGCATTCTTGGGTGTTTTATATATGTTTTTTCATATGTTTTATACCAAGTGTTTTATACATGCGTTTTTTAAAAAAAGATATGTTTTCATGAAAACATATGGTATTAATACATACAAAAAACATATTAAAATAACCTGTTAAGTAAAACAAAAAGCATATTCCGTGTAGGATATGCTTTTTGTGATTTAAGTTTTAAATTTTAGATTCTGGTGAAAATAATTTGCTCAATTCATTTTCTTGTAATGATATTTTCTTTTCTTGTTCTGAGATAGTATGTTCTAATTCGCTTTTTAAATTACGAAGATTTTCAATCTTATCTGTATATGTTTGCAATTTCTCATAAGATTGTTGGCGAACTTCAGCTAAATTATCCTGATGTGATTTGTCTAATAATAATAATTCTTTTTCTTTTTCTAAGATAGTTTGATCGTGTGTTTTCGATTGAGCATAAGCTTGTTTTTGTAATTCTGATAATTCTTTTTGATTCTGTTTCTCTTGGAGCAACAAAGCTTTTTCAATTTCAATTGCAGAAGATGTTGATATTTTAGAAATATCTTCTGTATGTTTAATTTTGATTTGTTCCAAAGCAGCTGATAAGTTATCAATTTCTTTTTTATATAAATCTCTTTCCTTTTGAATTGCATCAAAGTCCTCTAACTTCTGAGTATATGTTTCTTTTTCTTTAACCAGAGCAACTATAGATTTAGAAGATTCTGAAACTTTATCTTCCAGAGCAGTAATCAACTTATCTTTATCTAATACTGTTTTATTGTATTCTTTTTCTTTGCTATCGATCTCTTTTTTTAAGTCAATATTTTCACGATTTATTTTGGTATTATCTTCTTTAAAAAGTTCGCATTTGATTTTAATATCTTTCAAACTCTCATTTAAATCTTCAACTTTTGATTGTTTCTCTATTATGGTCTTATCTTTACTTAATAGTAATGCCTCAAACTCACTTCTAATACGCAGCTCTGCATCCTGGTTAAGTTGTAAAGATGTAATAAACATTTCTCCAATAGCATTAATATGAGCCTGATAGTTTTCTATTTCTACTTTACGTTCTACAATAGTAGATTTACCCTTTTCAATTTCGTATAACTGTATAAGAGATGCTAAAGCCTGACCTTGATTTTCGAACTCTTGTTGAGAAATTTGTTTAAACTTATCGTACACCTCTTCTGTAGCACGTATTGAATTTACTTTTAGTATATTATTGTCCATGAATAACACTCCTAATATTTTATTTGTGTAATACATTACGTTGTGTTACGTTGTGTATTACTTGTTATTAATATTACTATACATCTTATTTTAATATTTGTAAATATACTTTTAAAATATATTTTGTATTACGTAATAAATATATAGTATTACGTTTTGTAATACAAGTAGTATTATATATTTATTACGTATTTTCAAAAAAAATAGAGCAGCATAAGCTACCACTAATGTAGGTTTTGTTAATAAAATTGTCCTAAATCTGCAAGTTTATTGGCCTAATGCTACTAGGATAAAAAAATAAGGCTTGTTTTTTTTATAAATTGGTATTATAATCAATTTATTGAAAATTGAATAAAAAAAGAACCCACATAAATATGTGGATTCAACGCTGGTTATATCTCGGTTTGGCGACCTTGATACTAACTAAAGGTACTGAAATACCGATAGCATCGAATTAACGCAACCAGGTTTGTTTCTACTTAACAAGTAGATTATACAACAAGACTGAAGTTATTTCAAGTAATTTTAATAAAAAATTATGAGCTAAGGTTAATCGCCTTAGCTTTTTTATTGTTCAAAAATTAAAATAGGGGATGTGAGATAGATGAGATGGACTAACGCAAAACTTGAACGTGAAATTGTAAACGACATTTTATTAGAAAAAAATATAAGCTCCATCGATATCTCGCTTCTTTTGGCTTTAATACCTAACAGCAATGCGATGGGAGCTTTTAAAAACGTTAGTTGTAAAAACATATGCCTGGAATTAAACATATCGGACCAAGCGTTTTATGATTCCTTATATCGCCTTGACAGGCTAGGTTACATCAAACTTGATTGGAGCAACAGGAAGGATTGGTCCGGCATAATATTAAACAATGTATTCTTAACAAAAAATGATGATAAAAATTATATGCGTACCAATATGCCTTTTTTATATTCTAAAGAATTTAATAAATTAAAAGCAAACGAGAAGAAAATTGTATTAAAATTAAATATGGACATGAAAAAAGACAAAGGTATGGAGATTTATCCTGAGACAATAGGTTCTTGGATAGGGATTACAAATAAGTCTCTTATATTATCTTACATAGAAAACATAAAACAATTCTTCCCATGTTACTTTAAGGATGGTAAACAAGGTTTATTGGTATGCTTTAAAAAGAGTCCTATATGCGCTTTGGTAAGCCGAGGGACAGAAGCAGCTATTTATCTTGTTAATAAAATTAAAAACTTTTGCCGAGTTAATAGAGTTAATTACACCATAGATGCGATTAAAGACGTTGTACATATACTAACTATACAATATGCTAATCGAGACATAGACAACTTAGTGATGGGTGTTATAACCGATTCCATGATACTTAAAAAGAACCTACAGCCTCGATTAATAAATAGCAACATCAATCGAAAAATTTATGAAATGCTAAATAACAAAATAATCACAATTTAAGTCCTAAAAAATTAGGGCTTATTCGTGTATGCTTACTAAAATTATATACTTTCGAACTGGATCACCCTGACTTTAAATTAATTCTCATTCTGGTGTTTTTCTTAATAAAAACTAAATATCAATACTATTTCAGCGCATATTTTTATGATATGTGCAATTTTTATAACTTATCCAAATGTGTATAGTCAAGTTTTAAATTAACTCACAAGTGGAAAGTCAACTATCTTAAAACTATACATAGTTGATAATCAATTCTTGTATTTATAGTATTGTCATAAAACATTGTATATATAGCCTTTATAGCTGATTTATTTGTGAGGTAATCTTTTCTATCTTAATTATTTATTCTATACATAGTTATTATATATAGATATGCAGCATAACCAGTTGTTATAATAATAATTATTTATCTCAAAATTAAAACATAGAAAAGAATATAAATATTGATAGTTGCTATTGAACGCTAATAGCAACTATAGAACGCTAATAATATATATTAGTAACTATTTTACGCAAAAACACTTGTATATTAAACGTAAATAGTGTATAATAGCATTAACAATATACAAACAGCACACTGATAGCAACTATCAACAATAAAGAAAGTGAGGTGTAAATATGGCGAGAAATGAATATAAAGGAAAACGAGTAGGAATTACATTAGATGAAGATATATATGAACTTCTAATTAAAGAAGCTGCTCAAAATGGTCTGTCGATTTCAGCAAGGATAAAACAGTTACTTATAATAAGAGCTAACGAATTTAAAGCAGGTATTCCCGATCAACAAAGAAATATAGTGCCAGTAGAAGATAAAAACTCTTTTCAAGAACAAAATAAAGGTAATGGAATTAATACAAGTGGATTTCAAATATAAAATTAGGGGGATAAATTATGCAAAATAAAATTGGTTTAGATCTAGGAGCTTCAAGGGTAAAAGGAAGTATTTATGATCAAGCAGGAGCTGTGAAAAATTTTAACATTTCAAATAGGGTAAATGTTGATGATAGTATAGGTTCATCAGGTTATATTGTAGAATACAATAATCATACAAAACGCGTAGGAGCTTCAAGTGGAATACCTAATATGCAACCATTGAAATTAAGATATAGCCATCTGGAAGAAATTATTTTAGCAGTAGGTTATGAGATGAAACAAATATTAGGTATTAAAGAAGCAGACATTACAATTAATATTGAAACATTATTACCTCCAAAGCAATTTTTTTCAAATGGTAAAGATTTTAAGAAAAGAATTGCCGATATTGGAACAATAAATGGCTTGGTAAATGGACAAGCCATAACGGTCAATATTGAGACAGTAAATGTAAATTGTGAAGGTGTAGCTTTATTAAAGACATTAGATTTTAATACTTTATCTGCAAATGTTAAAAGAGTACTTTTAATTGATGTGGGTTCATCTACAATCGATTTAGTAGAAGTTATAAAAGAAGATGATATCTGGAAGATTGGAAAAGTAGATACAATAGAATTTGGTGGGACTCGGATGTGTAAAGCAATTGAAAAGTCACTAGCCAATAAATATAAATCACAATTTCCGTATGACGTGTTGGAAAAAGAAATGTCATACACATTTGAAGGAAAAGTATTCTCAATTTTAGATGAAGCTGAATGCTTAAATAGTATCGTTGAAGAATTTGTTGTTCAGTTGAATCAATTTGCAGATCATAGACAATACAAAGTTATTTTAGCAGGTGATGGAAGCGAGTTGCTCTATTCAAATAAAAAAATGAAAGAGTTTATTCCTACAGCACATTTATTAGATGCAAATGTAAGGTTGTATGGTAACAGTATTGGGGCTTTAATGTCATAAAATTTGAGTTGTAAATCTGTTTCTGTGAAGTTTATATTTAGATCTAAATATAAACTTCACAAAAACGAAATTATTATTTCGTACAGTAAGAAAGGGGAAATTTAGATGTTATCGGGATATCAAGAAGCAAGAAAAAAATACGAAACAAACAAAGATAATCATGGTGTTTATGATTCTAACATGGAACATAATATTGAAACAGATGTTATAAGTGGTAGTTGGGTTCTTATTATAAAAACCATTCCTGTAAAAGAGATTGCAAGACCTGTTCTATACGGTATTTATTGGGGAATACCAAATGAAGATAGATTCGGTAGACAAACTTGTAAAATAAGAACCACTGAAGATGTTACATTATTAAATCATGAATTTTCTGTGATTAATGACTTGAAATTAGAAGAATATAAAGAAAACGGGTGGGAACTGGATAATGTTATAAATACTACAACTGAACATAAGACATTAAATTTAGAATTAATTGAACAAGGGAAATCTTTATGTGAAGAAGAAAGAGAAATTATATGGGCATTACAATTAGATGGTTTAACAGAGGAGCAATCATGTGAAGAATACTTTTTTTCAAGACATACAGATGATAGTAATTATAGAATTTGCTTTTTGCCAAATGAAGAAATAAAACAACAGGTGTATTCAATGTTTGGAGCAACAAGATAATCATTACTGGACAAAACTAAAATTCTCACAGAAAGGGGCGTATTTGAATGTATTATTATTTAATTAGGGATTTGGATACAAGAGAAGATAGTACGTTTAAAAGTGTAGATAAGCTTGATATGAGTGAGTATGGTGGATTTGGTGGAACATTAATTATTAATGATAAAGAGTATTTAGTATTAGAAGATGTTTCTGAACAAAACTGAGATACAAGGGGATTATTATGGAATACAAATTAGAAGAAGATTTAAAAGATTGGGAAAAAGATTGTTTAGAATGCTATAAAAGTTATGGGAATTGTTGCATTATTGAAGAATTGCCAGAGTGTGAAATTGATACACACATTAAAGAAATTAAATTTGCTATAGCTGAACAAAAATAAAATTTCATAAAAATATAAAAACTTCTTGTGATGCAGATCATCAGGAGTTTTTATTTTTAAAAAATTATTATGCGATTTTAAAATATTTTAAAATGAAAATAAATATGCTACAACAAAGCAAAAGTTATTTGCACCAAGTGTATTAAAATAAAAAAAGCAGCTTTTCAGCAGCTCTTAAATATCACCTATAATTCAATATTCTTATATATTTCAAACGGACTAAAACACACCGTATATCCTTTTATTTTAAAACAGGTACCATGTTTGCTCTGCATGCTCAAACTTGCTTCAATCAAAAATTGTTCTGTTAAACCCAAATATTCAGACAGTTCATAAATGTTTCTAGCACCGGATTTATAAGCCATAACCATATCTTCTATCTCGCTTGCGGTTTCATATGCTATCATGCGTGCCTTATGCTCTTGCTTGCAATTATTCATATTACTAAGGTCTGTTATATCACCTTCGGTTAATTTAATGTGCCAATACTCCTCTAATGCCACGCAGTAACGTTCTGCATTGGTTTCTATAGTGTTACTTATTAATATAGTACCGTTGTAAGCTAAACCCCTCATTCCATAACTTCTCTCATCAATATCAAAATCATAGTCGTAAATATCAATCATTTCTTCGTCAAGTTTTCGTAATAAGCTATTATATTTCCCCAGATGCCCCAACCCCTAAAGATGATTATTTTTTTTGTGATTTTTTATATTTTATAAATTCCATGATATCGTTTATTTGATCTTTATCCATGCCACGAAGTAAATCCTTACCTTCATAATGAGCAGCTAATAGGGTTGTTTCTTGTTGTTTTGGTTCTTCTCCATACATTTCATTTATTGTTATTCCAAATATATCGCAAAGTTTAACTAATGTCTCTACGTCTGGAGAATTAGCGCCACGTTCCCAACTAGAAACGCTAGTACTTGCAACTCCAACTTTTTCGCCTAACTCTTTTTGAAGAAGTCCGCTTAATTTTCTATATTTAATTATATTATTTGTAATATTTTCTCTAACATTTGACACGATGTAACCACCTTTTCTGTAATTTATTGCAAGTATATCACACCAACTACAGAAAATCAAGAGTTTTATAACGGAAATTCGAGAATTATTAAAAAAATACTAAAGGCATATTAAAAGGAAAGTAAAAATCACACTACGGAAAACATCGGATAAACACGGAAATTAGAGAAATAAATCTTTACAACACGGAAATTGCGTAGTACAATGGAAACAGAAACAGAATGACCGTGTTCGAGATTGGGGGTGAGTATATGTTAGGAAAAAAAATAAAAGAGTATTTAAGGGTTAAAGGAATTAAACAAAATTACTTAGCGGAGCAGATTGGTATGAATGAAAAAAGTTTATACGCAATGCTAAATGGGCAAAGAAAAGTCCAAGCAGAAGAATACTTTAAAATATGTAAAGCGTTAAACGTGGACTTAAGCACATTTGCTATAACTCAAAAAGTAGGTTAATACATAAATGTTAAAACGAACACTTTTAGGTGGGTAGGTTAAACCTTTATGATCAAGCGAGATTAAAAAACAAGTAATAAGCCAAAAGAAAAAGAACCAGCGTAAGCAGCAGATTAGGAGGATTATATGTCAAGTATAAAAAGTATAACAATAGAAATCGGTGGTAGTCGAGATTTATCGGAAATAAAAAGTGGTTTTGTAAGAGATATGGAGACAATATTCAAAGATCATATTGTGCCAGAAAAAATTGAACATGATGACGGAATTTGTACTATAAAAGTACAAATTAGCGGAGAAGAAATTAAAAACAAAATCCAAGCAAAAATAGAAACAGCAGTGGCAGCTATAGAAAAAATGGCTATCCCAAATAAGAGATAGCCAATAAAAAATTAGCCATTGTTAAAATTTAAAACTGAATCATCAAAGCTATCTTTTAAGCGTTCAAACTCTATATCAGTCCACTGGTGAGAATGATCTGTAGCATAGTTAGTTAGTAATTCGTTAGCGAATGCTCTGAACTTTTGAAAAACAACTTCTATATCATTATGTTCTAATACATCGAACCTGGAATAATAAAGAGCTTCAGCAGCAGATATGTAAGACATTGCAAGGTTTAAATAAGATAGACTTGCCTGATATTGGTGTATTTTATCACTAAAAGCATAATCATGAGCTTGTTTAGCTTCATGATAAGCAAGCCTAGCCAATTTGTTTAAAGCAGGAATAAGTTCTGGGTTATCTATAATGTTCACCACCTTTCATATATGTATTTCAGCTTTACAGAGCTGATAAATAAAGTATAAAGGTATAAGAGGCATAAAACAACAGGAATTTACAAATATAGCAAGATAAAAAAGAACCTGTGTAGGCAGCAGAGCATACGAGGGGAGGGATAAAGATGATTAAGGAATACATTGTTACATTTTTGAATTTGGACACAAACAAAGTTGCAGATGATACTTTTCTGGGTAACACAGAATATGAAGCAAGGCAAAGTTTTAGAGCGTGTTATCAACATGATGGATATAAGATTCTTTCGCTTATTGAAAAAGAAAAGTAACAGGACCATAGTAGACAGCAGGAGAATATTAAATTAAAGGAGGACAAATCATGTTTGGGTTTGGAAGAATAGCAAAGTTACAAGAGAAGTTAGAGGGATTAATTCATCAGAATCATGCGAATACGAAAATTAATGCAGAGTTAAACGAGAAGATTGATTGTTTAGAAATAAACAATGAAATGAATTTTCTTAAAATAGCAGAACTTAAAGCAGAGGTAAGTGTTGTAAGGAAACTTTATTTAAAAAAAGCTAATAAGCGCAGACGTCGTGTGAGGGAGTGCTAACTATAATTCAAGAAGTATCTTCCTATCCAGCGTTTAAAATTATAGATAAAGAATTTTATTTATTTAAAGATGCAATAGAGCTGTTAGGAATAACAGAAAATGAAATAAAATTTTTAATAGGGATAGGGATGCCATGGCTTTTCTATGGGGGAAAAACATATCTGAATATAGAAGACTATAAAAATATGGAAGATTCTAAATTATTAGAGTTTAAAAAGAATACAAATATTTTTAATACAACATCAGGGTATGGATGCAGATACAACGTAAGGGAACATTACATAGAAGAATTATACAAAAGATTTAAAAAATGGAAAGGGTATAAAGAAAAAGATATATTGACTTACTTAGAAAGAATAGAATTTGACTGTTATATGGACAAACATATAACAAACAGATTAAAA